ATATAAATTATTAACATATGACCCTTAAGAAATTCACCTATTCTTCAAGAATATTCCGCATAAAATATCCAAAATTTTGGTCAATTGTGAATGAAATTTCTTTTGGTATTTTTGAACATTTTAGTTATTTACAAGATAAAATAATAGATTATAGTGTGAATTTCTCAAACGAAGAGTTGTATCACTTGAGCAATGTACTAATGATACTGGAAAATAATGATATGAAGCAGTTATACGAAATATTATTATTAGATACAGATATTTATCGCTACTTATCAAAATCCGTACATAATGAAATTGGTCAAAAAATGCATGAAACTTATCTATTGCCCTTGAACAATGTATATTGTAATATATTTTATGAAAAGTCATATTTTCAAGACAATTTGATAGAATATTATGATGAAGATGAAAACGAACTGTATTTTGCACTATGGGAACATAGCAAATGGCAACGAATATATTTCAATTATATTATGAAGTATTTGCATGATATTTCTATAAGACTGGCAGTACTAAAATGCGATATTTTCAAGATGGAACTCGCGCGTTATTGTAAACCATCTGGTACCGTAATAGACATAATCATAAACGAACATTTGTTAGATGTTATGAAACTGAATATAGAGTTGAGAATATATAGCAAAAAAATTGCGAAGGTTCGTTATTATACAGACAATGCCTTTTTACACCCTTGAAGATTTAAAATGGGGCAGTTTTTTATTTTATTGACCTATCTTACATACTTAACCCCATAAAAACCTCGATCATCCTTCTGAAAAGTTATATTTTCAAGATAATTTGATAGAATATTATGATACTCGAGAATACCACCATTATCTTTTTCGTTCTTCTTCTTCTCCTCCTCTGTCTTCATTCTAATTTTATGTTCTTCATATTTTTTCCTCTTATACTCTCTGTTCCACTCTTTTTCTTCTTCACTTCGAGGTATCGACACCCTATTCCTGTTATGCTCTCCACAAAAATCTGTCAGTATATATTTTGTATACATTCTCAAACCTTCTCCTACTCTCAGTGCATCATGTATAAAAGGTCTCATGATAAGATCTTTCAATTTAATCGACTCCCTATCCCATTTATCGTGAAGATTCATCTCTTTTTCCTCTTCTCTCTCTCTCTCTCTCTCTCGAATCCTTCTGTTACGCTCTTCGATAGCCTCAGGAGTTTTAGCTGCTGCCTGTGCTGCCTTAACTATTTGATCTACTATATCATCTTGTACTACAATAATCTTTTTCTTTGGTGGTCGACCTCTCTTTCTTTTTTCTACAGGAGAATCAATACAGGATTCTTTTTTTATATTATCCCTTGAAGAACTCAATATTTTTTTCTTTCTCTCCATGTCCTTTCCCCTTTTCTGTCGCGCCCTTCTCAACTCTCGGTCCTTTTTATATTTCTCACCGACAAGAGCTACAATATCAGCCTTCTCCTTCTCCGATAACTTCTTTTCATGATTTGGATCTATAGCCAAAGCTCTCCTAAACATATCAGCTGCTTCGTCGTGTTCTCCTCTCTTATCAAGTGCATCACCACAACTGCGTAGATTATCACGATCATTTGGATCTATAGCCAAAACTCTCCTATAATACTCGATATCGTCGTCTATTTGAAGTACAAGATCAGCATCCTCATGGGCCTTCTTCTTGGCTGCCCATGCCTCCTCCCGCTCCTCTATAGTCATCTTTCTCCTCCCTTTTGTTGGTCTTTTTTTTTCTTTAACAGGAGAATCAATAGAGGATTCTTTTTTACTCCCTCCTTTGTTTTTTTTCTCCAGATCCTTTTCACTTTTCTTTCGTTCACGGAGAGCGTCTTTTAATTGATTGTGTGTGTTTTTGAAATCTGAGAAGAAACCATCTAAATGCTCCATTTGACATTGAACATCCTCAAATACACATAATTTGTTCAGATAATCATCATAGACCTGAGATGAAATGTTATTCTCTGATTTCAAATTGCCCAATAACCAATAACCAAATACTAATACTTGATTATATTTCGCTGGTAACGATTTCCTAATGACATTCATAGTGGGTTCTTCGTCTATTGGTGCAATGTCGTTCATTATTTTGAAGGGTATATTATGCAAATTCCATTTTTGTGAAAAAGGAGATCAATTTTTTAATAGAAGAAATGCAGAAATAATGATGAAATTTGAGATAATTTATTCATGAAAACATGGCACATAATGATTGATGTCATATATAGAATAAGGTTGGTGCAACGATCCCTTTATAATATTTCGGTGACATCGATGTGATACATCGTAGGCGTCACCAAAAACAGCATCAGGTTAACTCACTAGGACCCGCAGACTAAGAGCGTTGATACCAATGAGTAACTGATTATGAAACTAACACTTGAAGCGGTACGCAGTATGAGATTCCCGCACAGGTGCAATAAACCTGGCATGAAATCTCATCAACCTTCCCTCATATATTATGGAATCTGTATATGATATAATACATTTAGTATAAAATGAATTATCTTTGATATTGATTTAAATAATGTGTAAGATCAAATTTTTAATATTTCTATATTATAATGGAAAATCAGACAGACGGTGGTGATCTGCATATAATTTTATTGAATAATTTGAAAGGTATTGTAAATACACGCAGTGATTTCACAGACAAAGAAAAACAAACGCTGACGCCAATTTTGAATATGTCATTAGGATATGAGCAATTACTGTTTTTAGAATATATCATTATGTCCGACCTGGATGAGAACTTGAGGAAATTACAATTAGAGAAATATCACACAGAACCATCGAACCACAAGTCCGTCGAAGTTGACATGACCAAACTGAAAACAAATATTAAAGAAGACGGAACTGTAACAACCAACCAGAATGCTGACGGTAAAGCGCTTGATATATTGAAAAACACAGAATCTGATGGAGCAAAGCAAATCCAATATGCCAACTTATTGGCTGATTGTGTGTATGAAGAAAACCAAATGGCCTATAACATAAATAATAGAACTAAATTTATCGATCGTGATTTTGTGAATTCATATTTTGAAAGTCCTGAAATAGTCGCAAAATTAGGTGGTCCAGAGAAAGTGGATAAAATCAAGAAATGTGCCTCAAGCAAACAGGGTTCTTTAGATAATTTGAAGAATATTTATACATATAGCAAACCTAAAATTATTGAAATGCTTATCAACGAAGGAATCAAGTTCAAAGCAGTTCTGAAAGAAATTGTTGAAATCGATGAAACTACTGTTAGTAGTGAAGCCAACGCATTTGATATTATTCAACGAAATTTTGATAAATACATTTTGAAAAAGGACAAAGAATTTGGAGTGTACAATGAAGAATGTGAGATAGACCTATCCGATGAAAGATACAGTGATAAAGAGGGAACTGTTGAAAACTTAAAACTTACAAAATCACCAAGTTTGAAAAATCTAGGTTATATGGATAAGTGTCCTCCATTTCATCGGAAAAAAATCAAACAAGGAAGTGAAGAGGGAACAACTGTTGGAAAAAGAGGATGCTGTATTTTAGATCCCAAGTCCAAAGTGAAAGCAGTTGCTATAAATCAAATTAAAGCAGCAAAAGCTATAAACCCTCACTGGAGTTCTGAAGATATGAGGCAATACGTTCAAATATATAATATCAAATTACAGGAAGAAGAAAATCTTGTACAAAATGAAATAAAAATTATCGAATCAAAAATAGGATCTGAACAGAATAAAGACGTATTGTGGAATTTAGAACATGAATTGAGTGGACTTAGAGAAGATTTAGAGTCCTTTAAAAAAACTCCAATAAAGAAGGAAAAAACGGAAATGGCCGCATGGGAAAAAGCCGAACTAGAATTCATCGCATGGAAGGGACAACTTGGTGTCGAATATAATGAAATGGAATATTATCTAAAAACCATTATGTCAACCATCGAAATATTTATGTATAAACATTTTTATGACGATGATTTAGATGGTTCAAGTACTTTATTGGATAAAATAACGAAAAATATTTCTTTTCGAGGAATCAAAAATCAACTTATAAATGGGCTCATATTACTAATAAAACATCCAAAAATGACATTAGCTATTGGTAAATTATTAAATCATCTTAAAAAAAAAGTATGTGTTAAATTGAGTAAAGCACTCAACATGCGACAGTTACGAACAAAAGCAGATATTTCATCATTAGAGACGCTTGGACTTGAGGAATACTTACACGAATTAGTTGATACACTTTATTCTTCAATACTAATGTACACCGATAGAGATAATATAGAATCGTTGGTTAATCACGTCTGGACTGGATTATCCGCCTTAAGTATTACTATAACTCCTTATCTTGTTCCTATCATGGCTTGTGTAAAAGAAATATTTTCATATGTTTCTTCTGAAGTTTGGGATGGACTTATGGTCATGGTGTGGAAAAAGATATATGAAAAAGGATTTGGTGAGATTTTTAAATTCTTAGATCCTACAACATGCATAAAAGTAATTAATATGGTGAATTCAGTTCCAGACGGATATGAATGGGGAAATTTGCGCGGTTCTGTAACAACTGATACGTATCAAGAGGTAATTATTAAATGGTTCAAAGATGCTAATGCAAGAGTCCCGAAAATATCTGTAAGAGAATTATGGAATAACGAAATAAAGAATAAAGAAGGTAATAAATACACTCAAGATCAAAAAGATATGATAGATACAGAAATAAGCAAATTTGAAACATTTGTAAACTCTAACCCTACTGCTATGAATTTTCCACGAGAAGATGAGGTTATTGATGCATATTTGGAAAAGACCAAGCAATCGCTATCATATAATTCTATTCGTTATGCCGGGAAAATCAAAGAACATCCTGATTTAGAAATTTCTCCACCAAGTATGGATGTTTATGATGGCTATGGGGGAAAACACAGGATTTATCCAGATGACTGGGACGTCAATAATCCATATTGTGAAAATGTGAAACTTGCAATAAAGTATAAGAAAGCTAATGAAAAAGACCCTAAAAACTCTTTGTATAAAGTTGCAGATATTAAACAATCGGCCAAAAAAGAATGCGGAATTACTGGAGGAAAGAAACGACGCACTATTAAAACTGATAAAAAACCAATACATAAACTATCTATCAAACAAAAAAAATAGCTAAATAATTCAACTACAATTACCTAACAACATATTATTATATTTTTTAAAATATAACAATATGAATAGATTGGAAGGACTGGATCCGAAAACAATACATAAATGATTTAAATAATTTTTTACGAGAAAGAAATCTAGACCAACTAAATATGAACCGCAAAAAGAAAAATGAAATACATAAAATCACATTCACGTTATAAACAACCCAAGGCATATATAAGAATTACTTTCCTTCTTCGTCGCTATATAAGTAATCATCCTCATCAAGTTCGGAATAGTAATCATCATCTATGGAATTTGTTGAATCATCTACAACAAATCCGTCTTTCAAATATCCTTCCTTTGTTTTCTCGGTATCATCAATCATATCCAATTCATCTTCCTCCTCCTCGTCTTCTTTAATATTCGCACTTAAATCTTCAAACCCGCCGAAAAGCTTCTCATAAATACTTTCCCATTCTTCACAATCAAATGGCGTTAAAGTGTCACTCTCTCCATAGTTTATCAAAATACAGCTTCCAAAGTACAATTGATTGTCTATAGGGGGTGGGAAATCATATTTATTTTCACTGTTCGCTCTCCCGTCATCCTTAGCAAATAATTTGATACTATACTTCACGCCTTTTACTTTGATCCGCCAGTTTACTCGTTCTTCAAAGTTCTTTGTTGTTTTTAAGCCACATTTTTTGCTAAGCGTTTCTAAATCATCTTTCTTGACTTGACCCTCTTTCAGGTCACCTCCTTTATTAATTATAACACAGTTCATAATATGTTATCATTGTAAATAAGTTTAAATACTTTTCCATATAATATATTAATGAAATTGTATATTCCGACGATAGACATCAAAAATATAACATATAATAATTTGGAAAAATTTAAAATTCTACACGATGACATAGTAGAGATGTATTCAGATGGAGGAGTATATGTGAGTAAAAATAATAGTGGTTTCAAAAAATTGGATATCATAGATGGGGATGTCAAAATGATCAAAAATTATACGTCCGGACATAATTTGATTATTGATGAATCTTTTGTCTTCAAAGGTAAAGAGTATGTATCGAGATTACCGAAATCGCATCATATTATGAAGATCCAAAAATTAGAATATAAAATGTCTGTAAAGTCCCCTGTTACACTCGCTTTAGAAATTCAAGGCGACGATGTGACAAATATGTATTTTATGATGACAGATAAACACGGAAAATACAGTCTTCCCGATATCAATAATCAGTTTACTAAAGAAACAATCGATGCGTTTATAAAGTTAATGTAAACTAATATAAAAATATGAGGTATAATTACATATGTCTATTTTGTATAGAATTATTCCCCTCCGACAGCTTCGACGCACTATTGGTGTTACATTTGATGAAATGGTACCTTCGGATATACCCAAGATAGATGGTATTGATCGTGTTATACATGGACCTAATTCTATTTCTCCTGGACCCATTGATAGCCATAAAAGACCTTGGTACATGCATCCAGGACAAGATGATAATTTAATGGTATTACAAGGTGAAAGATACATAGATATATATGAACCCAAGTCTAGACAATCATCATCATTTATTGTCACTCCAGATAAAGTATACAAAAATGATAAACTATATTATGATGGACCAGCAATGGTTGTTTGGCCAGCTGGTGTGTATCATCGGATTATAAGCGGTGATACTGGCAGTATTAGTGTTAATTTTTCCACAAGAAATAAGAATTTTGACATCAGAGATAATTTTAATATTTATGCATTGGACAAATATTCTGGAGAGCATATTCTACTACGGGATGGAAGCGAAGATCAGCCAGATTTAAATTATAAATATCCAAATGAAGAAATCAGGAAATTATTCAAAGAAGAGTAAAATATATTTTTATACTTTCGTTATTAATGTTCATATAAAATGTGCTTGAAATTTATATGAACTGTTTATTGTTTATTTTATTTACAATTATTTCTATTTTATGTTTTCATTATATTTATGCATATTTGTATGACAATGTAAAATTGTACTCGCAATACGAGAAGGATATTCATTTCAAAGACGACGTTTCGAGTGAATAAGGAATACTACACAGATCTTGTTATGGGGGTTTATATTTAGTGTATATAGACGTCAATATATTGATATACTCGATACAATCCAGGGTTATTATACACATATCTTATATTTTCCACAGGTCATGTAGATATTATATATTAAAAAGTAACTTAAATACTTAATGGTATCATTGTATACCAAGATGAATATTGATAAAATCAGAGACACCTTCCCAAAAATTGAACTTTCGTATGAGCGTGTACATCATAAGAAAGTTCCAAATATGTATTTAGCTATACCTTCAGGGAAAAAAAACTTTCTTTGGTTTACTCATCACTACGGCGAAGATGTTTGTTATCTAATCGACACTAACAAACATTTTGAAGTTGTAAAATACAAAAAAGTACATGCCTACTTTGATAAACAATTATGTTATGGAACTGTGCTATATGGAACCACCGTATCTGTGAAAAGAAGTCAGTTTTTTACATGTGAGAATGTTTTCTATTACTGTGGGAAAAACATATGTCGTGTTCCATTCAAAATTGCCTTGGATAAAATGTGTCATATGTTCGCAAACCTCATCAATTGCATCGCTTATACAACAACAGAGCTAATCATTACAACTTGTATAATGACAAGTGATAAAAATGAAATGATGAAAAAGATTAACGATGAAAACTATAATATATATGGTATTCTATGCAGAAACTTAAACAATAGTCATTCCTACCTATTAGCACAGAACAATCGCAACGACAATCATAGAAAAGTATTGAATTTTAAGGTCATGGCAGATTTGAAATATAATGTGTATAAATTGTATTATCATGACAACAAAGACGGGTTAACACTATATCAAAAAACTTACATCCCAGATTACAAAACAACAGTCATGATGAATAATAAATTTAGAGTAATTAAAGAAAATGCAAATCTGGACTTACTTGAAGAAAGTGACGAAGAAGATGAATTTGAAAATACAGACGAAGATAAGTTTGTATATTTAGATAGACAATATACCTTCCGTTGTTATTTTCATCATAAATCGAAAAGATGGGTACCGTATGAAATTTCAAATGATAAACGTATTGCAAGTGGCGAGGATTTGAAACGTATGGAATATAAATAAATTCAATAAAATTGATTTAAAATTATATACATAGTGATAAGTATTAAAAATGATTGTCAAAGATCACGTGAAATTCAGGAATAATCTATGTCATGAATTAGAACATATTATATCGAACAAACGATTTGCACTGAACCTAGAAAAAGCTATATACAATTTTGCCATTTCAGAATCATCAAAACGTAAAGTTATTAAAAAATGGGAAAATCCACAGTTTGTATTGATCTATATTGACCACTTTAGAACCATATTCAATAATATTAAAAATAATGATATTATGGAGAAGATTAATCAAGACACCTTGACGCCTCATGCTCTCTCATTTATGACACATCAAGAAATTAAACCAGAAAGATGGCAGAAACTCATTGTGGATAAAATAAAGCGTGATAAATCAAAATATGAGGTTAACCTGGATGCAGCAACTGATACATTTACCTGTAGAAAATGTAAGAGTAATAAGTGTAGTTATTATCAGATGCAGACACGTTCGGCGGATGAACCAATGACGACATTTGTTTCATGTCTATCATGTGGTAATAGGTGGAAGTGTTGAATATTCAATAAAAAATATTTAAAATATACTAAATGTGTTAAATATTTTCTATTTAAATGATTAATTCGAGATCATTCACGTTCCAATACTCATTACTTCCAGATGGAAGCGGGCGTTTGATAATAAATGGTATTTTTTTCTCGTATAATTCGCGCTCAGCAATTAGGTATCCATCGATATCAGTATCTGTTGTATCCACAAAAGCTTTGCACCCGTTATTGATTTGTCCGCCACGAACCCCTAGTATTTTGGCCTTTTCGTATTTAGTCAGTATGGGAATGGTTTTGTGATGTTCATCAGTAATTTGATTATTGATATCTCTTGTAACAACAGACAACGTTTTTATTTCACTCATATTAGATACTTTGAGCAAAGTATGTGAACTGTCTATCATGTTCTGTTTTAAGTCTTCATCAAATAAGTATAATTTTTCGTCATCATCATCATCATCATCTTCGTCTTCGTCTTCGTCTTCGTCTTCGTCTCCTAGATCTTCGTCATCATTGACATCTTCATCGTCATCATTACCCACGATGACTTCTCCATTCAACTCTTCAGTCATTGTCTCAACATCATCATTTATATCTATATCCTTCTCACTACTTACACTCTCATTGTCACTGTTTGCATCATCAGCATCATCTTCATAAACGCTATCATTATCTGTATCATTATTTATGTCAGCTATTTCTGATTCATTATCGGATTCTTCAAATTTCAACTTAGGATCTTCACTTTCCATACTACTATCTATCTATATAAAAAATATTTATATAGATATTTCAATTTTTTATTTTATTTGATACTGCTCTTCCATACGAAATCGCATACCCCACATAAATATACGTACTTCATGTTGACGTCATCATGTCGAATTAGCAAAATGTCTTGGTTCTCCGGATTTTCGTGTGATATACAGGAAGAATTTGCACATTCTATCTCTTTTACTCGTGGTATGGTATGATCATACTTGGTAAATTTATTAACCACGTTCACATACTTATCATCATTTCCATTAATAGTGGTTTTCATGATAGTTGTAGCCGCTGAATCTATAACATCTTCATCACCACAGTTGCGACAATAATACACTAAATTATCCTGCTCCTCATCTTGTAGTTTCAGATAATACATATTATCGCATTTATTGCAAAACTTCATACTATACTAATCATATATTAATTATTTCTTATTTCAATTTTTTATAAATTATTTAACGTGGATAATTAATCATGCAATTGTTTTATACAGAGATTTCATATTTCGCTCAAGTTGCTCGTAGTTTATATCCACACTCATTGTATACAATTTTGTCGTAACCAATATACTTTTTTTATTTTTTGAATTGATAAACTTCATGACCATATCATAATTTTGTAGGAATAATTTTTGAATTTGATCGCTGAATTTTAAACATACGTCAGAATATATTTCATTCTTCATCACTTTCATGATGGCGACATCAATATTCTTGAAAGTTATAATTTCATTATAAGCTTTGAAATCATCACATGTTTCGGTGTATCCTGGCTCATTCAAAAGCGGTTTTTCATTAAAAATAGTAAGCAGTGTCAGCAAGACCGTTTTCAATGTCTGTGATGATGACCATGCTTCCCCTCTCCATGTATTCAATATAGAAATACACACCTTACCATTTCTATATAGATTTGGGTTCATCCGAATATTGTCTGCATTGGTCAAAAATGTGAATTTAGGGGGATTAGTTGGATAGTCTGAAGGGTAGTCTACTTTAAATAGATAGAAACCATAAGCATAGGGAGTATTTTCTGGACCAACAATTAACGCATACCCCTTCAAAATATTTTCATCATCATGACAATAAAAAATTCCATTATCATGTAATGGATCTTTTGTTATATCGCGCACATCTTTCATTAATCGCTTGAATGTCCAAGAATAAATTTCCATTAATTAATTACGAAATAACACTTTATATGAGTTAAACTCTAAAATAGTTTTTTTTGCGATGATACCTTAGTATATAGATTTTATTTAAAAATTGATTTACAAATATTGTATTGTAATAGTATATCAAGAATGTCCACTAGAATGAAGTTGCAATCATTTTTAAAAAACCATCGATTACAGTCGAACAAAGGTAACAAAAATGCACAGAATGATGCGAAACCAATTACACACACGAGAATGGGTGACACTGAACATAACATCATTCCTGGATCATATTCTATTCCTGAAGAAGAGATGGAAACATTCTATAAGTTGCTTTATACCGAGGTGATATCCAAAAATGGTAAAGAATATCTCACAGAAGCTCAATTAAAAGAGGATGGTGGAAAACATCGATGTATTGCCATTGATTTCGATTTCAATTACGAAACAGGAACACCAAGAAAACACACAAAAGATGACGTTTTTAATATCATCTGTTCCATTTTATCATTATTGAAAAAGATATTTGATTTTGCTTCAAATCCCGAAAAGTTCAAATTGTATGTATTTGAAAGAAAAGAAGCCTACGTTTGTGATCGTAAAAAATGCACTAAAGATGGAATTCATATTATCATAGGTCTGAAAGCGGACACAGTCCAACAAACAGTATTACGAGACATGGTTATTGAAGAACTACCTATGCTTTTATCTGGATTACCATTGATAAACAAGTTTACAGATGTTTATGATAGTTCTATTACCACTGGAACCACCAACTGGCAAGTATACGGTTGTAGAAAACCTGGTATCAATCCCTACATTCTGTCATTCTATTACGATATAGAATATAATGTGGAGGATAGTGAATTCATCAGTGATTACGTTGATGGCGAAAACTTCCCTATGGAAGAGCAGTTGAAATATTTGTCAGTTCGAAACAAACAGATCCCTGTATACGCTATGACTGAGGATTTTGAGCGCGTCTATAATGCTAAAAAAAATCGCGTTTCATCTACAAATAGCACGTCGGTTATACCTAAGATGAAAGTGAGGAATATCGACTTTCGTTTAGATGAGGTAAATATGGAGCAAATTAAATGCAAGGAGGATCTCCATAAGGTGTTAAATATGTGGTACGATTCTCTTGGTGAAACTATTGATGTTCGATATGGGCATATGAGATGCAAGCTGAAGGAAATTCATGACATGACAATGATCCTTCCTGATGAAGATGCAGATGACTATAATAAATGGTTACGTGTTGGTTGGGCTTTGTTCAATACGTCCAATACTGACTACATGTTTTACACGTGGATGTTGTTTAGTAGTATGTCGAGTAAATTTGATTATGCTGACATTCCATTGTATTACAGTGAAAAATATTGGGGAGGTTTTGTAAGTGGTATGGAAAAGGGATATACTGCTGGATCTATCATTTATTGGGCTAGGGAGTACTGGAAAAAACATTCAACTTGCGATGCAGATAATAAATACTTACAAATAAAGAAACAAACTGTAGATTACTTCATTGAACAGAGTATTGAACATACAACAGATTTCAGCTTAGCCACTGCATTGTATCATTATTGTAGAGATAGGTTCATTTGTTCAGATATCAAAGGAGACACTTGGTACGAATTCAAAAATCATAAATATAAAATGAATGATTCGGGAGTGAGCTTAAGTCTTCTCATGTCTAATGACTTCTACCAGCTATATTTCGATATCATGTTGGCTCACACCACAAAAATTAAAAATGAACCAGATGACGAACAAAAGTGGAAGGACGGACGAGTTAGATTAAAAGCCCTGACAAGCATTTGCACGAGATTACGCGATATGCCGAAAAAGGGACCTACAATGAAGGCAGCAAAAGAGTTATTTTATGACGTAGATTTCAACGACAAAATAGATAAAAATTCTTACTTACTTGGCTGTAATAACGGTGTGGTGGACTTTGAAAAGAACGTATTTCGACCAGGAGACAATGCTGATTATATTACAAAAAGTACAAAATTGGATTACATTCCAGTAAGTAAAATTTCCCAAGAAATCAAAGATGAAATTAACGAATTCATGAGGACATTATTTCCCGTTCCTGACTTACTAGAGTACATGTGGCAGATGCTTGCGTCATGTTTGGTAGGCAATAATAAGAACCAAAGTTTCCACATCTTCACCGGGGTAGGGTCAAATGGAAAAAGTCTTTTGATGAAATTGATGAAATATGTTCTTGGTGAGTATTATGGAGTAGTGCCGTTGGGGGTGGTTACCGATAAAAGAAGTAAAATCGGATCGGTCTCCCCTGAGATATTCCAACTGATTGGTACGCGATTAGCTGTTATAAATGAGCCTTCTGCTGGTGACAAAATTAATGAAGGTCCTATGAAAGCTCTTACGGGAGGTGATGATATTCAGGCTCGCGCGCTGTTCAAAAGCTCTGTTACATTTACGCCTACTTTCAAACTTGCAGTGTGCACAAATGTACTATTCGATATTGACGCAACCGATGAGGGGACATGGAGAAGAATCAAAGTAGTTCCATTTCTATCTCATTTCGCAGATAATCCAGACCCAGCAAATGAATATGATTTTAAAAAGGATATGAACTTGGAAGATAAAATGTTGAAAAATTGGGTTGGACCCTTCTTGTCAATGTTAGTAGAAGTTGCCTTTAAAACTGGTGGTCTTGTTCAAACCAAATGCGAATTGGTAGATAGTAAAAGTAAAGAATATAGAAATAATCAAGATCACATTATGAATTTTATCGACGAGAAAATCAAAGAGGCTCCTGGAGAGAAAATCAAGAAGGGTGAGCTCGCACGAGAATTTGAGGATTGGTTCAAAACTAATTATGGAAAACGGCATGCGCCAAAAATGAAGGATATTTACCCGGTAATGGACAAAAAATTCGGAAAGTATATAAATCTAGGATGGCATAACATCACATTTATAAATGAAAATGTTGACGATGAATAAATTTCAATGATTGCTTATTTCAAACTTTTTTTATTTTTTTTAAGAAATTCTATTTTTTGAAATTCAATTTTGGACATGGTTTTTTTTGATTTTGAGAAAATAGAATTTCATCAAATTTTCAAAAAAAAGTGGTTGTGAGCATAATGGTGTAATTTTCATTTCGAAAAAAAATATTTGTTACGATAACTTTTTTTATTTTTTTCTTTTCAAACAATTTAGAAGTTTTTTCTGTTGACAATATATCAACAAAATGTCAACAGAAAAAACATCAAATTACATCAATAAATTTATATGCCAAAAATGTAACTTCATATGCTGTAAAAAAGGAGACTACAATAGACACTTGACCACACGAAAACATAAAAATCAACAAATTTCAACAAATTTTACATCAATTACATCAAACCATTATGTATGTGAATGTGGAAAAAACTACAAAGAACGCACCGGATTATGGAAACATAAAAAAAAATGTAATGGCAAGCCTAATGAAATTGTAGATGATCATTCTATAGAGGATACTACTATCGAATATTTACTAAAAGAAAATGCAGAAACCAAACGTCTAATGGTCGACATTTGTAAGAAGTTAGAGCCAGTCACCAATATTGTGACTAATCATAACAAGATATTCAACATTAACGTCTTCTTGAATGAACAATGTAAGGATGCGATGAATATGACTGAATTTATAGAATCAATACAATTAACAATTGATGATATGGTAAAAATTAGTGAGCAGGGACAAACTAAAGGAATGTCAAATATATTAATAGATAAGTTGAGTTCGTTGGATGTCTTCAAACGACCAGTGCACTGTAGTGATTTAAAAAGAGAAATCATATATGTCAAGGACGAGAATAAATGGGAAAAAGAGGAACGAGACAAGCCAAAAATTAAAGATGCTATCGATCAAATCACCAAGAAAAGTTTTCAGATGCTACCTGATATAGATCAAGAACCCGACTGCTATCTAAAAACTGTGAATGAGTTGCTAAAGGATCCTAGAGAGGACAAGAAAATAATATCAAATGTGGCGAAAAAAATTATCGTCAAAAATTGATTATCATTTACATATAAATAATTAAATCAAAATTAGTGATGAACCGTCTTCCGACTGAAATAGAAAATCATATTTGGAATTTGTATTATATGGATAAATATAAAGCAGTGTGTCACGAAATAGCCTGGAATGCTACATTGTTGAAGACGATTAATAAAGGTACAATAGAAGCTAAAAAAATACTTCGTAATTATCGATTTGGTTCTCAAATTCAGTTTGAAAAGGAGTATATACGCGAAACATTTCAAAAATTAAACGCACAACTTGCATATGTCATGAAGGTAAGTTTCTTCAGGTTAATTGGTTCAAATACTTATAAAGTGCTGTGTGGAGTTAATTTCGACTATCCTTTTCCTAAGAATTACGAACACGTTTGTGGTTATTTGATATATAATTGTAACTATAAAACAAAAGCAGTAAACATATTGAAAGATATATGCGATCAATATATTTAAATTGAAGATTTGTACTCTCTTTTAATCCGATGTATATTCGAGCATATCGTCATCCATCATATACTCTTCGTCCTCGTCATTTTCTTCATCCATAGTATCAACAAGATAATCAGCAATCTCTTCATCTAAAGTGAAAGGTTCATTGATTATATTTTGATTGTATATAGCCATTCCTAAAAGTGCAAACATGGATAAAAACGGTAAAAGTACTAATACCCATGAAACAACTTGGAACCCTGATTTACAAATTAAATGTAACACATATGTCCATAAAAGAATATAAAATATTTTGGCGAGGAAAAAATACACTCCATATTCTGTCTCGCAGTGATACTGTCCTAAATGATAAGTTTCACACGATCCATAATTTTGAATGAATATTAAAAGAAAAGCAAGTACTGATATTCCAAAGTATAATTGTGCTGGTGTACACATATTTTTTATGGATGCCAATAAATTCATTATATATACAATGAAGAATATTTATTTGATAATTTAAAAATTTATAGTGCGTTATATGTAAAACGATTGTTTTCGTAAATTGTTACTTTGAATATATCGTCATATCCTTGAACATATACTGTGTCTCCGGTTGACAATTCATCCACGCCATACTCATCACTTCCACTTCTCCCATTTACACTAATAGGAAGTCTCACGTGATTATTAGAGTCATTCACAGTGTAATACTGCCATTTTACTCGTGAGGTGTTAACCATTCGTCCGTGCAAAGGTAATATCGTTTCTTTTTGATTAAGACGCGTTAATATTCCAGCTTGTCTGTATGTCGTTTCCATTCTCTGCGTGTTCACTGTGATAGGGACTTGTGATACGAATGAAGTAGGCTTTATAATGGTAGGTAGCTGTAGAGTAGGTATAATGGTGCTATTGTAGGTATTCTTCTCCTGCTTTGAATTAATCATAGGGAGATATAGATTTTGATACACAATGTAGCCTAATACTAACAACAATATAATAAAAGTGACATTCTCAATGCATATGACTCCAGGTGGACATTTTTTAACCATATAATATACATTTATACTTTAATTTTCCTGGTCATGTCTTTAATTTTTGCAGTCTTCGCTTTTATGGTAGTGATAAGATCATTATATGTATTTTTAATCTCGTTGTATTGAGCTACTTTTTCATTTCCAGAAACGAAATCTTCTTTTAAAGCTTTGTCTCCTTTTCTCTTTTTGTATCTAGATCTAAACCCGTCCATCTTAAATGCATCGCTTTCTTGGACAAAAGTGAATAATGAAGTCACGAATACAGATGCTAAGAGAACGACAGTCATGTTTTGATTAAACTGTTTCATAATAATTCCAAATGCAAGCAAAAATAGAACAGATCCCATTTTTTTTTGTGCGATATATCCTAAAACTGTCAATATGGTTAGAATAAGAACAACGTAAAGAAACATTTTATTAGTAAATAACTTTTCAGCGAATTTCATATATAATATACATAAAGAGAATAAAATTGAACAGAAATAATTGGTAATATAAATATCCATAATATGAGTAATTACGCTCTTGCGCGCTGTGAGTTATACACAGAAAAGAGACATGGTTTTGTGAATAATGA